AGCTCTTCTTTCTTTTGTGGGTAGAAACGAAGTTTCTCACCGTTTTCGTCAGTGTCACGAACGTCACGAAGAAGAATTCCAAGAGCAGAATCTCCAGATCCAGCAGCTTCCACACGAAGTGGGTTAACAGAAAGTGGAGAATAAGCGTTACCCTGAGAAGTCAGGAATTCGCCTCCACCATCGACGAGATCAACAAGATCGTCGTTAAGGTTGGCGGCAGAGACTTTAACAATAAGTCCTGCCCCTTTATTTGTACCTTCCATAGCGAACATGTTGACAACATCGTTGTCATCATATTGACGGAAAGGCAACAAGTTAGTAATTTCATTAGCCATAATATTTATTTGTAATTAGATTTTTATTTAGTAACTTCAACAGAGAAGTTTTCTTTTAGTTTTTCAACTAAAGAGATTTGTTCTGAGGCTTCAGCGTTGTTGTTAGGAATAGAAGGGGCTTCAACCTCTTCAACTTCCAGCTCATCTTCGCTAGCCTTAATTTCTTCTTGCTCTTCAGGAGCCTCTTCAGCCATCTTGGAAGCAATAGCTTCTTCGATTTTAGCTTTAACGGCCTCTTCTTGAGCAGCAATGGCCTCTTTGGTCTTGCTTGCAAAAAGAATAGAAAGTTTCCCTTTAAAGGCATCAAAAGCTTCCTCAGAAGCCTCAACAACCTTTAACTCATCTACGACTAACTGAAGCTCTGCCTCAGTAAGTTCATAAGTGGAGTCGATAAAGTTCATGCGAGAGTTAAATAACTCAACAGCAGCTTGAGCTTCGATCTCAGATTTGAGAGAAGTGAGTTCTGACTGAACAGCTTCAAAAGAAGCTTTCATTTCAGTAAGATCTGCTTCAGCCTTTTCACGGGCTTCTGCTTCAAGTTGAACTTTAGATTTCCAGTTTTCGGAATGCTCAGTAAGAGCATCACGCATAATCTCGCCAACGGAGCTGGCTTGATCGTCCTTCTTGACAACGGAAGCTACGCTTTCTGCAACTTGTGTCATTAATGTTTCGAATTGTTCTTTATCCATATCAAAAATATCGAATTTGTTTGTTGTTACAGTGTTTTTATTGTTTAGGGAATTTTTAATATTAATATTATCTTGTTCTGCTAAAGAATTATCAACATTGTTTTCACTTTTCTCTGGTTCTGAAGTATAAACTCCTTTAACTCTAGCAGCAGGTTTATATGTCAATGCCGCTCCTAAAGGATAAGTTTCACCATGAATTAATCGATGTACAGGAGTTCCATCTTTGTCCATACCTTTGCCTCCAAAGCCCTTTACATATTGCTTTAACTCTTCTGCCTGTGAACCTTCGGCAACTTGGCACTCGTCCAATCTATTAGATCCATAGACGACTTTATAGTTCTTAAATGCAAGTTCCCAACTAGTAGCAATACTTTGATATTCTTCATTTTCTTCTTTGGCAGCTTCTTCAATTGCTTCTGCTAACTCTGGAAAAATATTTTTGTAAATTAAACCAGCAGCATTAATATAAAAAGGCTCTTTTTTGTCAGCGTATGATTCAATAGCGTTATCTTTAAAATCATACTCATCAACAGAGAAAGAAGCGTTAATCATATGCCCTACAATTTTATGCTTCTTATGTTCAATGTTAATTGGCTTATTAATAAATCTTTTTACTGCTGCTACGGCTGTTTCAGAATCAATACCGTCTCCGTTCTTGTTAAACTCATTAACTAAAGCTAAGTTGAAGACAACAGGCAAAACATCAACATTCTGTGACGGGTCAAAATCTTCTGGAAGTAGAGATTTAGCTGCCTCTGCGATAGATCCTTCTGATACTCCGAACTTCTCGTAGTCAGTCTGTTTGAGAGCTTTAATGTTACAATCAAAGCTACTTACCTCAAAATCTTTTAAATCCATAAAATGTTATACACTTAAATTTTAGTTGAGTGATATAAAATTGCAGCAGACATATCGTCAAGCTGATGCTTAGAGCCCATATCTAGAACTTCAGGGTCAACATTTAACTCAGAAAGGTTATCTAGATTCTCCACAACATTAGATAGTGTTTCATCCCACTCTTTTGATGGCTTAGAAACAATGATTGATTCACAAGCGCGAGAAACTAAGTCTTTCCGATCTTCATCAAGTTCTTCTAAACCAAACTTAAGAGCAAAGTCGCGGTAAGCTCTCAATTCAAACTCACTAACCATTTTAGTAGCTTCAACAATATGTTTCTTAGAGAAGTTAGAATTAGATACTCCAATGGGGCGACCACCAGAAGGAGCTATAGGTGCAGCTTGTTCTTGAGGTTCTTGTTCGGAATCTTCCTCGTTTTGAAAGAGATTAATGCTATTTACAAGAGGCATGTAGTAACCCTCTTCCCTCTGCTCTTTGAAAGATTCTTGGGCAGACATTAGATCTTCTGCCTTTGGGAATACTCCATTATGAACAACTTCCATTCCTTGTTGTGGAGTGAGTACTCCAAGCTCCATCATGCGAGTAGCAAGCTTGGTCATGTCTGAATTATCAAGAGTATCAGTCTTAACAAAATTAACCTCTGGCCAAGAACGCATACCAGCCGCTTTACAAATTCGACGGATCTCTGGCTGCAAGAAATCACGAATAAATTGCTGACGAGACTCTTCAAGACGCTGGATAAAGATCTTCATCTTAAGTTGTCCATCTGCGTATTTGTTATCCCCAAGTAAAACATTCTGAAGTCCTTCTTGGATGTCACGGTTTAAAATTTCATACTTTTCTGGACCAATTACTTTTCGGAGATCAGGAATAATAAAATCGGCTTTTGTGGTATAATCAGATACAAGAACACGACCAACGCTTTGGTTCTTAAAGATATTCTGCATAGCAGACAGGGCTTTATGGTTAACTCCACCCTTATCAGGCTCTGCACCCATAGTAACTAACAAAACAACATTCTCAATAGAACGAGAAATAGCTTGGTCAATTTTCTTAAGTTCTAATTTCTTATTGATGTCATCAAGGACAGAGAAAGCATATGGAACAGAAAGCGGCTCATAGTCTTGTTTTTTGGCAAACACTACATGTAGTAGTTCAGATGCTAATTTTATGTATAAACGCTCAGTTGTAGTAGCAGTGTTATTTTGTATTCTTACTTGAACATCTTCTGGTAAAGAGTTGTACATCTCAATCTCATGATCAGTTTTAGGATCTTTGAGTCGAGAAATCTCATATGGAGTAAGAACTTTAAAGTATTGAAAATCATTAAATGAAATAGAACCTTTAGTAGCAATATCTGTAGGGTTCATTATTAAATACTTAATAGGGATAGGCACACTTTTAGTTGCACCATAAGTCTCTAAAACCCTACCAGTATCATTTGTTTTAATCCTACCATCTACACGGTACATAAACACATTACCAGACCTATAGTATTCGCGGAAGTATTGTGACTTAATATCGTGTATTTTAATTCTTTTAAACCAAGCATTAATAAAGTTCCTTGATTTATCAGAACCGCCTTCTAGATAAAGGTCAGAATCAGCGAAATCAGATAACATATCAATAGTACTGCGGAAAGCTGGTACGTTAAAGTAAGCTTTCTGACATAGCTGAATAGCATCACGTACATCTACTGAATCACGGGAGTAATCAAATGGCAATAAACCATCATCAATATTCTTGAATCTGTTTTTAGTATAACTCTGAGTAACACTGTTAGTTCTTGAACTAGAACGCTTACTAGAATCAGAAAGCCTAGAAGCAGTTGTTTCATAAAGAGATTCTCCGACTAATTCTGGAGAAAACTCTTCGGCAAGAGATTGTCTTGTTAATTCTTCAAGATTATTATTGGGAGTATTAGATTTGAATTTTTCCCAATACTCAGACCTCTTAGTATACTTACGTTTTGCCATGTCACAAATTGTTACACTAAAGTTATAAAAGTTACTTTATAACTTTTCAAATTGTGAATGGAATAAATGTAGAAACAGGTTTTTTCTCTGGAGTAACATGAAGAGAGTCAAAATATACTTTTGCAAACCAGTTGCCTAGAATTAAAGCAGAATAAGAGTCTTTACGTGCTCTATTTGGTCCCTTTTGTCTTCTTAAGTTTTGGGGCAGGTTAAATGACTGAGATCCTTGTGGGTTTGTAGCAACCTCAATGTTGGCACATTCTGACTTTGTAAGTTCAATGATACTTTTCTGATGATCAATTAAATCAATCATCTTAGCTCCTTTAGATGAAGCAGTAATCCTGTGGTCCCACTTAATTTCCTCAATAGGTATGTTCTTTTTTCTTTGTTGATCAAAATGATCGTCTACCGCTCTAGCACCAAACAATATTCTTTTATGGTCTATTGCTGCTTGTAACATCTCATTACCATTTCTAATCCAATTAGATGTTGGCTTTCTTAAAATACAATATTTTCTTTCCTTTTGGTTGTATTGATTCTTGAACTGCATAATATCACCATGCCACTGATCTGGTTTTTCTAGCTCAACTTCAATTACTCCAATATCAACTTTAGCCTTTTTAAACAGTTCACTTTCATTGCAGGAGTTTATAAATTGTACCCCTCCATTATAGTCACCGCATATACCGACAATATTAAAGTTTTCAATTAAATATAAGAAATACCTCATATGGTCTTTTAAGGACACTCCAGCCACTGCGTAGCTATGAACAAGGCAAATCTTCTGTTCGTCCCTCAGAACCTTAAATACGTGCATTGCGAAGTGGTCTGCACTTGTGTTGCCAGCCCAGTTGGGGTCAAAAGCAAGAATATAGTCATCACTTGGATTCCCAACTACCTCAACAGCAGGAAATTCTCCATCCATGATGGTGCAAGCCGCCATCTTAGATAATCTAAAGTAACCATCGCTCTCATCTACGAACTGTGCCCCAAATTCCCTCTTGAACTGCATCTCAGACATAGTTGCCTTAGCTTGTTTAAGCAGGTTTTGATCGTATAACCTTGTAGGAGCACAATCATAACTCAATTGCATAATTAATCTATATGCATCATCAGCCGCTTGCTCATCCTCCTCATCGTCTCTATCGAATTCTCCAAATATTAGCCCCTCATACTTTTTGTAGAGTTTGTACATGTATTCGAATTTGAATGACGGAGATGAAAGGATTATTAATTTGTTGTTAGGCCATACATACCTATTTTCCTCTTTCAGCTCGCCTTTGTCGATTAGGCGGGATTCTAGTTTATGTAGTTCCTCCCTTTCAATTGGGTTTTCTACAACTCCAAGGAATGGTATGATAACTTCATTGAATATCTTTTCTGGTATTGTTAAGAACTCATCTAACACAATCCTATTAAATCGAAATCCACGCAGTCGTTCTCCATTAGCTAACGGCAAAGCGATAGCTCGGCTATTACCAATTTTTAAAGTCCATTGGTCAGTACCTTTTGTTATTTTAACTCCGCATTCTTTTGCGAGCTTTGCCTCTGTCTTACAAAGGATATCTTCCATCTTCTGGAAGATCTGTTTTGATTGCCTAAAGCTACCTGCAATAACACCAATATTAGCATTGGGGTTCAGTAGACATTCAAGTAACACATAAATAGCTGTAGAGAAAGTCTTAGACATACCCCGTGAGAATACGAACATAGAGTAGTCTGATACCATCATTCCCTTGATGGCCATTGCTTGGAAAGGAAATAATTTTACCCCCAAAAATAATTCGGAGGTAAATGCTATATTAGCCCTTAAGAACTTGTATAATAAATACTTGGCCTCTTCGTCGGGAAGGTCGCCATCAAGTGTTCTTAAATAAGAGTTAAACTCTCGTGCGGAGTAATCATTTCGATACCGCTGTTTTCCTTTCTGCCATGCCATGAACTTTTTTCTCTAAGTGGTATTGTACATCAACATGCCATAAGTTTTGGCCATGATATAGTATTTTGGGTATAATTTTCTTTGCTCCTGCTCTTGAGTATGCAAAAATAAATTGAATATTTTCTGGGTAGTCTATCATCAGACTACGAACATTATGCCACAAGTAACCTAAGTTCGATTTAAACTTCGATACTTTGTTGTCTTCTTCGATTTTCTCAATAGATGACTCGACAACAATGAACATGTAAGAATTAAACTTGACACAACGATCCATTTCGCGCCTGAAGCGTTCAATATCTTTTCCAAAGGTTTGTCTAAAATCATCTTGAGCTTTTCTATCTATAAAGGTTTTTGAATAATATTCTCCTGCTGCGGTATAATCACCGAAGTCCAACTTGTTCTTCATACTATTATCGAACCTGAGAGGCTTTTGTTCTCTAGTATCGATAAATATTTGCATATCTTTAATGTCTTGTTCCCAAAAGTTTTTGGGCAAGTTTTTATTAAACCAAGATTCTATGCCCAAATCTTCAGAAAAATCAGAGTAAGATCTCCACATTTTGCGGTAATAATCAATATTGGGCATTTGAGCCAACATGTAGTATAAGTCTGGTGGAGTAAACTTAACATCCTTGTTCTCAAATCTTTTGCGGGTATATTTGATTAAGTGGTTTTTTGCTTTGATTGGGGAAGTTGTTTTTAACCAAGATAAATAATTATCTACATTGTTAAAGTCTTCTGTGAAATATTGGTCGTAGTTTTTGAATTGCAGAAGTTCGTTTGTGTATAAGTCTCTTTTAGCATAATGCTCAACATAATATTCTCCAATAGAAGTACTATGCGCTTTAAGATGGGCGTGAAAACCCCTACGCTTCTCAAAAGACTTACCACACTCTCTGCAAACAAATTCACTCATAACAATTCTTTTTTAGATATGCCAAGCACTCGTGCTTTGTAGTCATCCATACTCTCAAGCCTATCCGCCTCTTCTTCAATTAATTTGTTTTGAAGTTCAGCCATCATGATCATACGGTCACGTTCTTCACGCTCTTGGAAAGCTTCAACCAAAGCAAAGATAGATCCATTCTCCTCTCCTTTAGCCTTCAGCCTCGCAGTTCTAGAGCCATTCAAGTCTTTTGTCAAGGATTCAATCCGCTTTTCGCACTGGTTAAGCTCTTCACTAGTCGCCTTGATAATCTCCGTCAGACGCATTGTGATGTCCCTTTC